GGACTTAAAGCAGCCATTAAATTATCTTTAACCAAACCAGTAAAGGTAGCCATTGATTTAAATCCTTCATCTCCAACCGCATCAGCAGCTTGGGCAAGTCTTTGTGTTTCAGCTAATGCTTCACTAATGCCTAATCCACTAAATCCAGCCTTTTGTAATAATTTATCAAAGCCACTAAGGATTTCACCAGTAAAACCTAATTCTTTTTTAGTATTAGAAGCAATTCTAAGCATATGCTCTTGAGAATCAATTAGCTCATTTGTATCCTGTATTTGTTTTAGAATTTCATTCTTTTTTTCAATATCGATATCATTACCTCGATATGCAAGCATCAATAATTTCTTTTGTTGGATTAATTTTTGTAGGTCAGCTGCAAGTGCTTGTTCTGAAGCATCACCTTCGCCCATTCTAAGACTTTGGACTTTTCCAGCAATACCTTCAATACCTTTAAGAGCTTTCTTTTGTTTAAGTAAACTCCCTACTATTTTTCTATTTTCATTTAGTGTATCATTAAATGATTTTTGGACATAATCAGCAGTATCAGCAATTTTATCTATACTTATAAGAATTTCACCTAATAAGTTTTCAAATTCTGCTGCGGAAGCATTATTTTTTACTAAAGTATCATAAAGTTTTTTAAACTGGCCTTGTTGTTCACCAGCTAACTTATTCTGTTTTAGTAAATCTTCAATTCTTTCTTTAGAAGGCTTAGCCATAAATAGGTTTTATTATAAATATTACTACTTAAAACTTGTTTTACCTTTAAATTTATTTAGATTTTTTTCTGCTTGTTTATATTGGTGAGATGCTTTAGCAAATTCAGGAGTATTTACTTTACCATCTGAACTTACTAATGTTTGTTTACCTTTACCTCCTTCACTTGCCTTTTCAATTGCCTTTTTTTCTTCATCATAATGTGTTTTAATTTCATTATATACAAATTTTCTTAACCAAATTGGTAAATTATATACTGTACCGAAATCGTATCCACCTTTACTGTGGAAAACTATTTGATGAATATGTTGAAATAAATTTATCCTGACTAGGGGTGCGGTCTTAGATGTCAGGCCAAAAAAAGCTAAGCCCCATGGGCACTTCTACCTCCTCTCCCGAATCCAAAGTAATAGTCAAATCAACATCAGGTTGGAATGAACGTATATGGGTTCTAAATGCTCTAGAATCACGAGCCAATAAATGATTATCTACAAATTCTCTAATTTGTTTATTATCTTCATCCCCATTAATAGACAAAATCATATATTTTAATCTAGTAGTTAATTCTGGGTTTGCGTCTTTATTTATTTTTTTTAATCCTTTTATTTCTCTAGTAATTTTAGCCTCTTCTCTTCCTGTTAAAATTCTATAAGTTAATTCATTACCAGAATGAGGTAAAGTATAAGCAAATTCATTCTTATTATTAATCATATTACTAGGATCAAAGTCATTATTTTGTAATTCAGTTAAATCTACTACTTGTTCTTCCCCAGCCCATGTAAAAGAATATTCTTTTCCATAACCTAAAATACGAGCAGCAATCAATACTGCATTTTTATCACCAACAACTAAATCTCTATGATTTATATCTTTACTTACAATTAATTCATCTAATAATTTATCTAATACTATACCTTTTTGAATATAGGATTGATTGGAAAGAATATCTTCTTCTTTAGCAGTCATATATTTAATTTCTACTTTACCAGAAGATAATGGACTTTCTTTAGGATATAATAAACCTTTTGAAGGTAAATCTACCTGTTCTGTTGGAAGCTTAAATTCAGCCATAATCTTTATTTAATAACGTTTGTTAATACATATCAATATAAAAAAAAAGCTTGGCAAAGCCAAGCTATTTTTAATATTTCTTTAAACTTGTATTAGAAGTTTAAGATACAATAATCAGGTTGTACTGTAATTTCTAATTCCTGAGCTGCGTTTTCATTATCCCAGTTATATTCACCAAATCCTGCTTCAGTGATTAATGCACCTTTAATAATCCATTCAGAAACTATATCACCTACTGGTCCTAATACATTGAAAGTAAGATCTTTTTTATAGAAATCACTGTAACCATCTCTACCAGTTACTGATTCGTGGTGTAATCTAACCCATTCCATTACCGCTTGAGCTCCTGACGGTGTAATAGGATCAAATAATGTCATTGAAATTGTATTCCAAAGAGTTTTACCTTTAACGTATCTTGCAACGTTAATATGGTTTAATTGAACTGTTCCTTGAGTTAATGATACAGCTCCAACTCCTTTTATTTGGTAAGAAGGAATCCCATCAACATATAAGATAAATCTATTTTGTTGCTTTGGCTCAAAAGCTGTGTAAAATATTTCGTTTGGGTCTAATATTGCCATTTTATCTAATTATTATTCTTGTTATAAATATTCTATTTTTATTTTTTTACGCTGGGAATTCAACTCCTGTTGGCAGTACGTTGAAATCCAATATTATAAATTCAGCTGTTTTAGTTGGTTGTAAATAAATTGCACCTACTAATTCATTTCTATCAATTACATCTGGTGTATTGTTAGTTTCATTCATTACAACTTTAAACGCATATAATCCTTGTCTTTGTTGTACTGACTCTAAGTATGGGTTAACTTGGCTTAAGAAATTATTTCTTGTAGCTATTGTATTTTGTTCAAATACTAAGTTATCTGATACTTGTGTTATGAAGCTTTTTAATGTAATTAATAATCTTCTAACATTTACTCTATCTAAAGCACTTGCTTTAACTTGTAATGTTTTCTGTCCAAATACTACAACTCCTCTTCCTGGGAATGTAGCTATTGGGTTTACATTAGCACTATATAAAGTATCTCTGTTACCTGATGTTAATTTTCTCTCAGCTCTAATTACGTTACCTAGCGCACCTCTAATTAAACCTGCTGGTGCGAACCATGGTTCCGATGAAGCATCAGTAAATGAATATACACCCGGTATAAACGCAGAAGCTGGCGACCAAACTGTCTGACCACTTGTTGGGTCTATTGATTGTAACCAAGGCCAATATGTTGCAGCATAACTTGAATCAAATGCTGTTGAACTATTAACTGTAGCTGCTACTGTACTTCCATATTTTGATACATCAATTACAGCTATACAATCTTGTCTATTTTCTGCTAATGCTACTAAAGAATTAACTTGTGTAACATGAGCTGCATAAGTTGAATCAGCCATTAATCCTGGAGCAACTATTACATTAAAATTATATTCATCTTTATTATTTAATAAAGAAATTGATTGTGAATAATCTGTTGGTGTTAAACCTTGAATATTTGTGTTAGAAATATCTTGGTTAAATTTAGCTGGTGAGGTAGCTGCTTGGATATTATATCCTGAAGCACCTGCAAATGAACCTGAACCTGCTACTGGTATAAATTCTTTATAAGAAGTTAATACACCATCAAATGAACCACTTGATGGAACACCATTATTATCAAAGAAATTAGGTGTTGGAAGTAATACTTGTTTTACTGAAATATATTTACTTTTGTTAACATAGCTTCCTGAAGCTTGAACATAAAAATCAGTACCATCTTGTCTAATATTAAATGATTGGTTACCTATTACCTTTTCGATATAGTTGGCAGCAAACGGATCTAAAGATAATTCATTCCAAGTTTCTAATATTGATTTTTGATTAGTTGTATCATTACCTTGTCTTACTATTAAAGAGAAAGTACCTGAACCAGTATTAACACCTGATATTTCCCATCTGATGTTATCTAATGAACCTGAATCTAAAGTACCACCTGCAGAATCATCTGCTTGGTAATTGTTCATTATAGCTCCTTCAGAAATTGTTTGGATTTGTAATGATTCTGAAGTTGCTGTATTTAAAATACCTGAGTTATTAGGTCCTGCTGTACTTCCTGAAGTAAATGCGGAAGTAAACTCACCATGAGTAACTCTAGTAACTAAAAGTGACGTGCCACCTTGTCTAAAATAGTTATTTGCTGCAGCAGCAGTTAAGTATCCATACTCTCTAGAAGCACTTTCAACAGTTGTACCAAATACTGCTTGGTATTCACTAAAAGAAGTAACTAGTGTAGGGATTTCAACTGGACCTTTAACAGCTGGACCTATAATAGCGGCACCAAATTCGACGGGATTTTGCTGGATAAATGATTGATCATTTTCTCTTGCTAATACACCTGGAGATATTAATGTTTCTGCCATTTTCTTATATTAAATATTTTGTTATTTATTTTGTTATAAATATGAGAAATTATTTCAAAAATTTACTTTATTGGAACTATTTCTCCTGTTTTTAAATTTATATTACCACTACCATACTTATCTTCTAATTCTTTAGCGGTATTATTTTGTTCTTTTTGAAGTTTTTTAAATTCCTTAAATAACTCCTCTTTTTGTTCGTTTTGAATCATCTTATTTAATTCGATGTTTCCTAAACTAAATATTATCTCATTATTTTTTGTTTGGTAACTATTTAATAATGAAACTTCTTCTTGCGATAACTTATTTGACATAATATTTTATATTTGGTTATAAATATATCAAAAAGTTATTAAAATTAATTTCTTTTTCTACCGTTTGTTGTAGGATTTCTTAATGATTCTATATCCCTCATATCACGAACAACTTCATTAGTAATAGTAACTTTTGCTCTAGAATTATATTTTTTTAATGAATTAAGTTCTTTTTGTATCGTATCAGGTATAATGTATCCTCTTAATCTAATACCAAAAGTACCTTTAACTAATCTATCTTGATTTTGTACTAATTCAGTTGCAGTAGTAAAAGAATCAATAAATGCTCTAAATTTAAATCTTTCTGGATTGCCCCAATATGCATCAGAAGCGTATTCACATGCTTCAATTATTTTATTTAATTGAGACATATAATAAGTTTGAATTAAACAACTATACTCTAATGTAACATAATCAGGTTGAGCAACTGCGTGAAAAACATCCACTGGTTTTCTATTATTTAGGGTGTAAAAATTATCATAAAAATTATTTGCACTATAACTTTTTTGCCAAACACCATATAAATTTGGAGAATTAGCATCTAATTTATTTGCAACAGATCTATCTTTTGTTACTGTATCTCTTTTAATTACAATTATAGGTAACATAATAGCACCTGATTTATCTCTATAATACCCATCTCTTTGAAATGATTTCCATCTTTCAGGGGCACCATAAATTACAGGTACTTCTCTTCTAGTACCATTTTGCATTACAAAAGGTTTGATTACATTTTGAAAATAAAAGAATACAGCCTCATCTAAATCCTGGATACCAACTGAATATTGTTTAGTTGTATCTTCTTTAAAACTCATTTGAGTTGATCTATTATGTTCTATTCCTGTTGCTTGTGCATTAGCATTAAATTTTTCATCTGCGGCATTTGGATTACCAACATTTCCTCTGTCTTCGATTCCCTTAAAAGCTTGTTGCTTTTCTAGACTTAATTGTCTTTGGGTTTTTGGTATGGGTTTTCTAGGTCTTGCCATTACATTCGTTCTTGATATGGTGAAATTGCTACTTTATCAGCAGGTATATAATAAGTTGAAACTAATACTGATAAATTATTACCATAATTTTCTAATCCTGGGTTTAGTGGGTTTATATTATTTGGATAAGATGGATTTTTTCCTCCCCAATATTGGTTAGCAACTGTACTTTGTACTCCATAATATCTTTCTTGATATAATATAATATCACCTACTCTTATTAATATGTCCGCATCTTTTAAATCATCTCTAAAGAAATAAAACTCAATTGGTTGTCCAAATTGCACACCTTCTATATTTTCAGCATATTGTTCATTTGTTCTATTTATAAGAACATTAAAAATAAAGGGACCATCATAGTATTTTTCTTGATCAGCTTCACCATATAAATTAACTTTTGTTTCTTCTAATTTAAATTGGTAAACAGAACATTGTTGAGTAATGATGTTACCCATTAATTCTCTATTAAGTTTTCTTACTAGAGACATGTCCCTAGCTGTAGTGAACATTGCCATGTTATCCTATATAAATTGTGTAAGGAACCTGTTGTAGCTCAGTCATTTTAGCTTCTGCTTCAGATGCCCTACGATTTAATAATGCTTGTCTTGATGTTTCATCAAAATAATTTCTTAATCTTTCAATTAAAGCTACTTTTTCTGCTGTTGCGGCTAAAGTATACTCAAATATCCATTGTCTACCAATTGAATTAATATAATCATAATTTGGATTAGCATAAGGAGCATTTGAAACATTAGTAACTCTATCTGGAAGATTTTTAACTGAACCTTTTATTCTTTCATCTCTAATAATATATTGGAACCAAATATTACCTGCTCCACAAGTATATTGAATATCACCACTATTTAATTTAATAGTAAGATCATTAGATACAGTTCCAAATCCAGCACTTTCTAGTGATTGAGAAGTAACTGTTATTACTTCATTTTTAACATAATTACTACCAGTTGCAACTACTGTAACTTTTGAAATTTTAAGTCCAGAAGAAGTTATTTCTGCAGTAGCGCCACTACCAGATACACCAGTTAAAGCAAAAGAACCAGAAGTTTGATTAACTGTTGTTGTTGGTATTGTACCAGTAAGTGTTAAATTTCTTCCCTTTCTTAATTGTCCAGTATAATTTTTATCTCCATTAGCTGTTGGTATTGGAAAAACTCTTAATTTATCATTATGAATTTCAAAGCTATAATTGCTTCTTCTTACCATTTGATTCATTTCAATTGCCTGAATAACTTGCATATCATAATTTAATGGCATCATTAAGAAACCAAAATCTCCACCAAATCCACCTACACCAGCAATACCAGCAGCAATTGCACCACCAAAACCAAATCCATTATAAGGTGATAAAAATAAAGCAGAAGCAGGATAAGGTGGTTCATAAAATACTTTTTTAACTTCAATACCAAATTCAGCAGCTGATCCGGTAATGTCATTATCTACCATAAAAGTTGAAAAATCATAATCTTGTCTTCCAGCTTCTAAAGCAAAAGAACCAGAATACCAAGGTACATTTCCCCCAGAACCAGCTTCAGCACCGTACATTTCTGTAAGTCTAACTATCGGTTCAAAAGAAGGAGTAATTAAAGATTGGGTTAATACTGAACTAGTAGGTAAACCTTCTAAAGTTAATTGATTATCTCTAACTTTATAGGCATATAATTCATTACCATAAATAGTAACAGCTTCTTCAAATGCGGTGTAAAAGGATCCTGATTGTAATTCAACATCAACTAAAGGATATCCTAATCTTTTAGCACAAAAATCAGCTACTTTATCAGCGTCTGTTTGAAAATCTGCTTGTGCATCATAGAATCCAAATGGTGTATCCCCAGAACCTGAAGCAAAAGAACTTGAACCCGGCCAAATTGGTACATTCATACTAAATTATTTTGTTATAAATATTAAAAATGGTTTTATTATTATAAATATAAAAAAAAAGCCCCGCAATGCGGGGCTAATTTTGTCAATCAAAGTTAACTATTGATTATAGTGTGTTTAAGCCACTAACTTCAATTTTACCATAGAATTCTGGTCTAACCATTTTCTTCGCATATCTAGTTAACAATCCTTTTCTAGGCACGAATGTGTCTGGATCGTATACTAATGGAGTCATGATTAACGGAATGTATGGAGCAAATACTGCACCACTTTCAAGGAATTGACCTCCTCTAAATCCTAATAAGATTACGTTAGTAGTCATATAAGGGTTTTTGTATACTTTATATCTACCATTTAATTGGCCGACTTTTTGTACACCGAAAGCGTAGTTCATCTTAGCTGCATCGCCATCAGAATCAGCTGCAAATCCTGGAATACTTTCTAGGATAGTAGCTACTGTTGGAGAACATACTAAGAAGTTAGCACCACCTCTAAGAGTTTTCTGGTGGATAATGTTACTTAACTTTTGGATTTTAGTTCCTAAAGTTTGGAACCATTGTCCTTGAGAGTTATAGAACCCTAAGTCAGTTGTAACACCGTTACCAGTTGTAGAAGTAAATGCTACGTTATTTTGAGCAGACCATACTTCAGTTCCAGCTCCAGCTGCGTTAATTAACATACTTAAGATCTCTAAGTCAATTTCTAATGAAATGTACTCACTTAAGATTGAAGTTAATTCAGCTTCAGCATCTAATGCATGGTAAGCGTTTAGGTCTTGAGCGAACTCAGGAGTCCAAACAGCTTTTAGCTTTTTAGTTTTAGCAACGATTGCAGATGATTTCATCTGTACGTTGATCTCAGGAATTACCTGCTCTGGGCAGCAACCTTGACCACCTGAACCAGTTATAGCGCCATTAGCACCAGCTCCTTGGTTGTTGTTGTCGTTAGGTTCTGGGTTTCCAGCTTCAAAATCACCTCTGAATCTATCAGTTGGTTGTAATGAAGAAGATACTGTAAATAAATCTGTAGTATCTGGGTTAGGTAGATAAGATGCTGAAACTACAAATGCGATTGTAGAACCACCGTTATATCTACTAAATGCTGGTAATTGCATACCACCATCTCCTGATCCAGCTATGTTATAAGTTGAACCTGAATAGATTCCAAATGACTTAACAGCCCATGGATCTATAAAAGGAATAGATGATGTATTGAATGTTACTACTCTCCAGTCAGCAGCTATTGCAGCAGCAGAACCAGAATAGTTAGAATCAAAATCGAAGTCAGACCAAGAACCTGATACTACATCAACAGATGAAATAATAGAACTTGTAAGTTGAGTAGAATATGAGAATCTACCTGCACCATATAGTCCGCCTTCGTTTGTGTTTCCAAATGGATTTAATGCTGAAGATCCATTTCCATAAAGGCTATCGCCTGAACCGAAAGGAGCTTTATCATTACCATATTGGAAATCTAGGAAGAATACTAGTCCAGAAGGAAGGTTCATTGGTTGAACGCTAACAAATTCCTTTGCAGCGATTTGACCAAATACTTTTCTTACTAATGGAAGAGCAACTCCTGCCCACTGACCACCGATGTTAACAGCAGTCTGGCTTTGGAAAGTACCAGTAGAAGCAGCGCCTCCACCTGTTTGTGAACTTTCCACAACAAGTTGTTTAGCTTGGTTTTCAAGAATAATACCCATGTTATTTTTGTGAGTACCATCTAAACCTTCTAAAAGACCTGTTTTTTCCCATTTCCCAGCTAATTTAGCTGCGTCACTCTGCATTGAGTGGTATGGGTTTGCACTTTCTAATAAAGAATTTAAACTCATCGTTTTAAATTTAATAGGTTAATAAAATTTTTAAATTAATCCCGCTAGCTTACGCATACGGTTGTAAACGTCATTTGACTCAATGATTGGTTGTTTTGAAGCTTTTGGTTCTAAACCTGTAGCTTTACTCGCAGATCCTTTAATTGATTCATTAACTACAGATTTATCTAATAAACCTTCTGATAATGTTTCAAAAATTGTTTTAGCTTGTCTTACATCCTTCGCTTTGTCAAACGCCTTTAATACCTTAACTTTTTTTCCTTCAGTTAAGTTTTTAGCTTTAAAGATTTTGTTTGTATAAAGAAGCTTAGCGTTTAATAAATTAACCTCATTAAGTTCAGCTTTTAATTCATTTACAGAATTAATAGCTTCCTCAAGATCTTCTTCCATCTTACGCATTTTTTCGGTTTCACGTTCAGGTTCTGATTCAGCGGAGAATTTTCCACCTTTTCTTCTTTCAGAATCCCCTCTACGTTGTACTGGATTAGACATTTCTTCTTTTTTAACGTCGTCTTCTTCGTACTTTTTACCGTAGCCTTCTTTCACATCCTCGTCTTCTTTGGCCTCGTCGATTTCTACGTCTACGTTTACATCGTCTTCAACTTCTACGTCTTCAACGTCTTCAACTTCAACTTCGTCTTCAACGAATTCATCGCCTGGCTCAATTTCGCCATCGATGACCATGTCTTTAATGACATCTTCGATAAATCCTTTAAGGTCGTCTTCAGACATATCATCTAGATCAATTTCTCTATCATCCATGTCTTCTTTTTCGTCCTTCATTCCATCAAGGTAACCTTCTTCCTCAGCATCAGTTCGAGCATCTTCTTTAACGTCGTCTTTGTCCTTAGATTTTTTCATTTCCTCGTCCATTTTCTTGTCGTCTTTCTTCTCGTCTTTTGCTTCGTTAACGTCTTTAGGTTCGTCAGCTTTTAATTTCTTAAGCTTTCTTTCGTTATCTTTGATGTCTTTTTCAAGATTTTTTATATGATCTCTGTCATCTCTGATAGCGCCTTCCATACGTTTTTGTTCTTCTTTGTTACCTTTTTTAGAATCGTGTTTTTTGGCTTCATCGAGTTCATCGAGTTCAGCTAATAGTTCATCTAGATTGAGTTCTTCATCCATTTCTTCTTTTTCTTCTTGAACAGTAGACTTACCTGCCTTATGAGGTACAGGGTTTACAGGTCCACCATCAGCGTCAAAATTATATGATGGAGAATTCTTTCTTCTGAAACTAACAGCATCCATCTCGTCTAGATCTTCTTTGTCCTTTTTCTCATCTACTTTTTCTTTGTCTTTAGAATCCATTTTCTCGTCAACGACGTCTTCTTTAACTTCGTCTTCTTTGTCCATTTCATCTAGCTTTGCAGCTAACATTGATTTTAAGTGAGGAGTAAAGGCTTCTTCAAGAGCTAGTTTAGCATTCGCTATTGCTACTTCTTTTACAGACTTAGCGTCAGCAATTGCTTCAGTTAGCAAATCTCTGTTTGTTGCCATAATCCCAAAATTTAGTTTGTGAAATACGCTTATTCATGAAGCGTAATAGAAAATTTTACTTAATTCGACACCATATAGATAGATGGTGTATTGCGGTTATACGTATATGAATATTTATTAAAATTACACTACTGGGCAAGAACCTTTAGAACAAAGTATTTCTGTTACTATTTGGTTTATTCTAGTATAATCGTATATTTGTGGTGCTTTTCCTTCCTTAATAATTTCATGCATATAAGAACCTGGGTTAGAAGGAGTTGAAACAAAATCCCAACAAAGTAACTCAAAATCATCTTGTACTTCCATTACTCCACCTATATCTTGGAGTGAACCCATACCTCTAGATGATACACCTACTGTAACACCATTTTTTATTAGTTCTTTTAAAATATTACCTGAAGGAGTAGGTAAAATTTCTATTTTACCTAAAATATTATCTCCATCCCACCAATAATCACTAACAAGATGAGATACATTTTTTAAATTAACAACTGAAGATTCAGGATGGTCTAATTCACCCATTGAACGTCTTTGTTCAATAAGTTCTTTATATTTATCCATTTCTCTATTCCATAAATCTTTAGAATAATAGCGACCATTACCGTTTTTTACTTCGGCAGTGGCTAATACACCTTCAACCATTAAATTTCCATTTTCTTTACTGATGTTTTCAGTAATTTGGGTTGGTGAAATTTTAACGGTATGAGTTTCTATAAGTAATTGTTTGTTACTCATTCTCGTCTACCATTTCTTGTTTTTGGAATTTTTTACCGGCAGATTTTTCATAAACTTTTTCCATTTTAGCTTTTCTTTTTTCTAAAAGTTTAATTTCTCTCTGCATTTCTTTCATTTTTTTCTTATCAACTAATTCTTTTAAATTATCATCTTCATTAATTGAATTAATTCTTTCTATTTTTTCTTCAATATGATCATGTAAAAATTCAAGTTGAGCTTCCATTTTTGTTATTTCAGAAGCTTTTCCTATTTCAGCTAATTTAGTTTCAATAGATTCTTTTTTAGGTTTTTTCTTCATATTAGCTTTAATTGCCTTATCTCTAGCAGCTAAATAATCATCTGAATCTATATCACCATCACCATCATGATCTTTTTTCTCATCAATATCCATACCAGCATCTTTTTGTGATGCTTCAATAGCTTTTTGTCTTGCTTCTTCTACTTCTTTTTCTTTTTCTTCTGAGTAAATTGTATCATTATATTGTGATTCTTCATCTACTGGTTGTGGTTCCATTGGAGCTTGAGTTTCAAAGTCATCTAATCCTTCTTCTTTAAGCATTTGATTAATTACTTCACCTGACATAGCAGCTAAGCTATTAGGATTTCCACTTCCAACAACATAACTTTCTTTAACTACTTGCCAGTTATTATCAGAATCTTTTAATTTATCACTGTATCCACTTCCACCATATGTTTTACCATCATTTACTTGAGGAGTACCTAAACCAGCAGCTTCTGTTTGATATCCTAAACCTTCAACACCAAATTGACCATTTTTAACATAGTGCATTGGATCTTTAGCTAAGTTTTTAATTACTTTAGCTTGAGCTTCTTCTAATGATAACTTAGGATCATTTTTTACTTCACAATAAATACCTACTTGTAATTCTTGAGCATTAACATTATTAATATTATCTACTTTAGGTGAATAATCATAATTTCTTGAAGCAATATTTTCTACTCCATCAGAAATATTTTTATATGAACCATAAGAACCATTTTCAATTTCAAATTTGTAATTTGGATCTGCAGATACTTTTTCTTCTTGTTCTTTAGTATTTGATTTTAAATCATTATTAACTATAGGATTTAATGATTTTTCTCCTGCTTCATTAATAAATTGATTAAATTTAGTTTCCCAACTTTCTTTAGCTCTTCCTTCAATTGTGTTAATTGGTTTAACATCAATATAATTTTCGTTAATTACATTTCTTTTTTTAAGAATATGTGTAGCTTGATCATAAGTTGCAGCTTTATTAATCATATTAGGAAATTTATTTTTAGCTTCCTTTAAGAAAACGTCTTTGTGACCTTTTCCTTCTTTGATTAAATTGTATTGTTCTTGTAATGTTTTCATATTATTAATTTTCTAACAATGTTTCAATGTCTTTTAAATAATCTTTAATTAAATCCGTTCCATATACTACAGAATAACTTTTTGGTTCATCCTGTCTATAATATTTTACAGTTTGTATTTTAGCTTGTCTTAGTTTTTTTCTAAGATCATCTAATTTATTTTCTATTTCATCAAAAGCGTCAATACGTCCTTGTTGAAATACCTCTAACTTGTCCTCTTCTTCTTTAATTCTAGTATTATTCATATTATACATATTAAAAAAGTTTCTTAACTTCGAGTCCTGAACCTTTTTGTACATATGTACCCTTTTTAGATTTAGGAACTAATTTATATTTAAATGCTTTTACATAATAATTATCATTAACTCCATCAGGACCAGCTTTTGGACCAGGACCTAATGAAGCTCCTGGATCTTGGCTTTCTTGAACAGGTACTACTCTATCACTATCAAATTTTTTAATAGTACTACCATCAAATCGTACCCAAGTTTTATCTTTTTCTACTTTAACTACCGAACCAGTACCATATAAAGTACCATCTGGTTCTTTAACATGTACTAAATCAATAATTTCGTTTAAATCTTTTAATTTTATTGTTATACCAACTAAATCAGGTTCAATATTCCAATCATAGTCATATTTTTTAGCTAATAAAACCTTCATATTCACCTGAGTCTCCTTTTAGAATTGCTATATTATTTTTAGGTAAGATATTAAGTTTAATTTCTTCATTAACATCATCTTCTTCATAATAACCTAATGATCTACCCCCAGCCGAAAAATTTTCTTTAACTGGTTTATATCCTAATTCTTTATATGCTTCATCATCTGCTTTTTGCCCCTTTCTTCTAAAGGCATAAGGAGTTAAATAAGCACCAGCAGCACCTGACATAGACACTTCATCCATATCACCCTCACCTATTCTAGTTATTCTTTTATATTGATCTGGGTATTCGTTTCTTAAATGAGTTCTAATTGAATTTCTTAATTTACGAGCATTTTCATAAAATTCTCTAAACTTTTTATCTTCCTTAGTTTTGACGTAAACTCTTTTAGATACATCAACTAAATCATCCATTTCCTTATATAACTTTTCAAATCCAGGTAATTGAGTAATTTTCCAACTAACTGCACCAGTTACTGGATCTATATTAGTAATTTTAGAAGATGTCGTCCCATCGTCACTGTATGTGACTTGACCTACTTCAAATTTTCTTTTAGGTGTGCCTAGTTCTTTTTCTGCATCATCAGGGGATGCAGTTTTAGACATTTCGGAAAGTTTAAACTTGTACTTTGCCATTTGCTACTTGAATTTCTTTTACTAGTTCATAATATTGTAACAAATCAACTAAATTATCATTATCAATTTTATCTGTTTTATCTAATTCAGTTAATAATTTTGCTACTTCATTGATTTTTATTTGAGTAGCTTTATCTTTTATATTTTTAGATTGTTCAGCTAAAATATCTTTTAATAAATTTACTTTATTATTATAAAATTCTCTTAAAGCTGGAGTAGAATCAATTGAATAAATAAATTCTTTAAGTATTTCTTTTTGTTCAGTACTTAAACTATCATACTTATCATTAAATTTCTCTAATAAAACTCTATAAGTAATTTGTCTTAAATCTTTCTGATATCCAGAAAACTCTTCAATTAACTCATCTTTTGGTTTTGTTATTGGTTGTTTAGTTAGAAATTCTAGTATAGTTACTTTATTATTATTAATTTGATTAATATCAGTAACTTCTTTTGTGTTATAACTTTCAATTAAAGTATACACGGATGCAATTTCTTTATAATTTTTTATCTTTGAACCAAAGAAAGCTTCTAAATTGTAATGTTTTTTTATTTTGTGATACAGTTTTATGAACTTTATATTTTTTATCAACTGTATCTGCATATTCAACTATTTCATCAACC